TCTCACTTGGGATTGACCGGAAGTTGGTAAAAAATATAACTGTAGCTTTCATGTATGGAGGTTCCACTTATGGGTTGGAGCGAGCAGTGGTCAGCTGGTACATCGAGCAGAGGAATGATATCTTTAAGGAAAATGTGTACAAGGAAATAGCGGTGCTGCTGGAGTACTACCACAAGGCACTCAAGCTGGTATCACCGGCCCCTCAGAAATTTATAGACGAGTGCCGTGCGTCTCAAAAGGACGAACTACTATCATGGACGTCCGCATCTGGTTTCCCTGTCCTTAATCTTTACAATCCTCAAACGTCAATGAAGATAAGGACTACGGTAGGAGGCGCTGTAGTATCAGGGAGGGCCAACATACCGGACACCTCTAAGATATCCGTGAGGGCGTCTAGAAACGCCATTGCTGCCAACATAGTCCACTCCCATGACGCAGCCTTGATGCACCGTGTGATTGCAAAAAATAAATGGCAGGCAATCCAGACCCTCCACGACTGCTACTGTATTTCGCCCAACGATTGTAAGGAGTTTGTGAAGATTCTGCCTAATGAAATAAAGTGCATCTTTGGGGTTGACATGCCAGAGAGGCTCCTCTACGTTGCGTCTTGACGTTGCGTTCGCTCGAACTTCTTCAAGCAACAAAGCGTCATTTTAAAGAAATCAAAATGATGAAACCAAAAGGTATCCGTATCACTACTCCTGTCGGCACAGCACAATGGGCTTGGCTTGATAAACCTGACACAAAGTTCAGCGAAGAGGGAGTTTACACCATAACGCTTCGACTGCCTTCTTCTGAGGGACAGTCGTTGAAAGACCAAATCCTAGGCCTGCAGAAAGAGCAGATGAAGGATGAAAAGAGGGCGGGCAAGGAACCCACCCTGATGGCAATCCCTGTCAAGGATTTCATCGATGATGATGGAGTTGAGTGCTTGGACTTCCGGTTCAAGATGAAGCCCAGCTACAAGTCAGCTAAGACCGGAGAGATCGTTCTGAATACTCCTAAAGTGTTTGATGCTCAACTGAAGCCAATGACTGAATTGGTCGGTAGGGGTTCAAAGGTGAAGGTCAACTTCACGGCTGACAAGTACACCTGTCCACTTGGAGTGGGTGTAGCACTGAGACTAAGCGCAGTCCAAGTCATAGATTTGGTAGCTGTAGGAGACAAAAACGATCCCGAGGGCTTCGGCTTCTCGACAGAAGAGGGGTTTGTCTCTTCCGGTGAACCAGAAAAAGCCCCTGAACAAGCCAGCGACGCGACCACTGGCACAGAGGTAGAGGAAGAAGCTACGAACGGTAGTGATTTCTGAGGGATGGTAGTCACCCTTAGAGGTTGTAACCCTAGTGCCTTTTCCCCAATACAGAAGCAGGCTTGAGAAACATATGGGTCGGTTTCTGACTGAGTCAGGAATTCCATTTGAGTTTGAGCCTCACCGTATACCCTTCAAGAAGGATCATCAGTATTTGCCTGACTTCTTCTTGGAGGGGTATGGTTTCTATATTGAGACCAAAGGACGCTTCCTCCCAGTAGATCGCAAGAAACATCTACTGATAAGGGAGCAGCACCCTGAGATTGACATCAGGTTCGCATTCCAGAACCCCAACGCCAAACTGTCTAAGACGAGCAGGACGAGCTATGGGCAATGGTGCGACAGGCATGGCTTCAAATGGTGCGGAAAGAAAGTGCCTCCCTCATGGTTCTCATAAAACCTAGAGGAGCGACTCACGCAATTCTAACCACCGCCGAAGGCAAACGGGCTGTGGTGGAAGTTGCGGACTTGGACACACTCCGAGGTACGGAAGGCACGTTACAATGGATGAGGTTGGCTGCGAAATCCCGCGAGATTTTAGGTGCAACTAAGTTTGACGGAAAAATTGACGAAATAAAAAATGACTACCAAAGAAGATCAGGAAATAAGTAATCTTACAGGGCATGGCCCCTGTACTGCCTGCGGCTCATCTGACGCCGTGGGTGTCTACGATGACGGGCATGGATGGTGCTTTTCATGTGGCACATACCACAAAGCCTATGACGGTGAGAGTGAGACCCCTAAACCTGTGGCTCCCTCATTTGAGACCACCCCAAGCGGACTATCAGATGTCTGCTTTTCACCCCTCCCTAAGCGTGCGCTTACGGTGGAAACGTGCAAGAAGTGGGGTTATCAAGTTGGCTTACATAATGGACGGCCTGTTCAGATTGCCAACTACTACACTGATTCAGGAACCCAGATAGCTAAGGTTAGGTTTCAGAACAAGGACTTCATGCAGCTGGGTAAAGGGAAGCTTCCACTGTATGGACAGCACCTTTGGCAGAAGTCAGTCGGCAAGATGATTGTTGTGACTGAAGGTGAGATAGACGCTATGTCAGTGTCTCAGTTGCAGGAACACAAGTGGCCTGTCGTTTCAATACCCAACGGTGCGGCTGGGGCAGTCAAGTCGTTCAAGGAAAACCTAGAGTTTCTTGAGCGGTACGAAACTGTCGTTATTCTTTTTGATAATGACAAAGTTGGAAAAGAGGCCGCTGAGAAGTGCAGCCAGTTGCTATCGGTAGGTAAGGCTAAAGTTGCTTCACTACCTCTTAAAGATGCCAATGACATGCTGGTACAGAAGAGAGGCTCAGAGCTTATCCACGCCTTGTGGAACGCTAAGGCTTGGAGACCTGACGGCATTGTGGCGGGTGAAGACCTATGGGACTTACTAAATAAAGAGGAGTCATGCACGGCGCACATGTACCCTTGGCCGTCACTCAACGCTATGACGATGGGCATCCGCGAGGGTGAGATTGTTACCATGTGTGCTGGGTCAGGTATAGGTAAGTCAAGTGTGTGTAAAGAGATTGCCTACCACCTACTATCATCAGGCGTGACCACTGGCTACATAGCCCTTGAGGAAAGCACCAAGCGAACCGCCTTGGGCATCATGGGCCTCCACCTTAACAAACCGATCTACCTCGATCCTAAAGAAACAGACGAGAAGGAGCTAAAGGCTGCGTTCGACGCCACAGTAGGCTCAGGACATTACTTCACCTACGATCACTGGGGATCACTTGAAGAGGGCAACCTATTATCAAAGATTCGTTATCTAGTAACCTCTGTAGGTTGCAAAATAATTTTTCTGGATCACTTGTCCATCATTGTCTCTGGCATGGAGGGTGGCGATGAGCGTCGAATGATTGACAACGTCATGACCAAGCTAAGGTCACTTGTTGAGGAATTAAACTTCGGCCTTATCCTCGTCTCTCACCTAAAGCGTCCAGATGGTAAGGGACATGAAGAGGGTGCAAGAACATCTCTAGCCCAGCTGAGAGGCTCTGCAGGGATCGCACAGCTATCGGACATGGTCATAGGCATGGAGCGTGACCAGCAGGACGTAGAGACCAACATGCGTACAACCATTCGCGTTCTCAAGAACCGTTGGTGTGGCAAAAACGGTGTCGCCTCAGTGTTGGCATTTAACGAAGGCACAGGGCGTCTTACTGAATCAGTTATTGAAGAGGAGGAGGAACGCGATGCGACGAGTGATTTTTGACATCGAAACTGACGGCCTCTTAGATAGCCTCACCGCTGTGTGGTGCATCGTTTGCAGGGATGTGGACACTGGAGAAGTCAGAACGTTTGGCCCTGAAGAGATACACCAAGGTGTTGAGTTTCTCTTATCTTGTGAAGAGATCATTGGCCACAACATAATTGACTTCGACATCCCCGCCTTGAAGCAGCTTGGGTATCTTAAAGGCCCGCTCCCGAAGGTCACTGATACTCTAGTCATGTCTCGGTTGATCAACACAACTCTCAGTGATCATGATCGAATCAGAAATCTAAAAGAAGAAGTCATTCCTCTGAAGATTATTGGCTCACACTCACTGAAGGCTTGGGGATATCGCCTTGGCTGTCACAAGGGGGAGTATCTTCAGGAACATGGGTACGACCACTACTCCGAGGGGATGCTAGTCTATTGCATTCAAGATACTGAGGTGACCTACCAGCTTTTTCATAAACTGGATAAGGAAGGGTGGGACACGCGATGTCTCACCTTGGAGCATGAGTTCGCTACTATCATTAGCGGCATGTCCCGTCACGGGTTCAG